TGCTGATTTTGTCACTGCGGGTTTCCCGCTGGGTGGCGATGACCGCTTTTCCCGGTTTGATATTGAGCTTGCGCCGTGGTTCAGCCTGCTCGCGCAGTGGGTCGAGGATGACAATGTTGAGTGGATCTACCTGATCCAGGGTAGCCAAACCGCGAAAACAACTTTTTTGATGGCTGCTCTGCTCTACTTTTCGCAGTACGCAAGTGGTCCGTGTCCAATGTTTTGGGCATCGGAGACCGAAGGTGCGGCAAAGATATTCATCACTGACCGTTTGCGACCGTTTTTGCAAACCTCAGTATCGGAAAACACCGAGTTGCGCCGGAAAGATTGGAAACAAACGGCTTTTCGAGTGTTCAATAGCTTTGTTAAGGTTGGATACGCGAGCGCGATCGCAACGATGCGGTCCTATCCGGCACGTATTCTGCTTGGCGACGAAATCGGGATCTGGAAAATATCGGTCGAATACTTTCTCAAGCGCGCCCGCACATTCAAAGGGTCACGCAAGGGGATATTCGGCAGCACTCCACCGTTCGACCGTGAATCGCCTTCGTGGAAAAACGTCAAAGCGGCCAATTTTTTTCAAATCCACGTGCCTTGCCCGCACTGCGGCAAGCATCAGTATCTCGCGTTTCGTAATATTCGCTGGTACGAACAGACCGCAGATGAGCGCAAGGAAGGAGTAGCCTGGGATATGGCTAGGGTCCGGTCCACTGCGCAGTATTACTGCCAATACTGCGAATTGCCCTGGGACGAAAGTAACAAAATGAGGCAAATCGCACATGGGAAACTGGTTTGTGTCGATCCAGACACTTACGAACCGTGTGCAGTGCGCGATGTTACCGCGTATGCGGTGCAAATCCCATCCACCTATAGTCCATTTACCAGATGGGGTGAGATGGCGGTCAATTTTCTCGAAGCGAAAGCGGCCGGCAAACAGGCACTCGATATTTTCGTTACCGATGAGCTGGCCGAATGCCCGAAACAAGAGGACGAGGAAACCACCAAGCCGACAATGTTTTCGAAATACGTGGACCCGCAGCGCAAACGTGGCTTTGCTACCGGATATGACCTGTATACGCTCGGCGTCGATGTTCAGGGGAGTGGCGCGTTGTATACGCACTTACTCGGTTTCAAGGGCGGCGAGAAAATGACGGTGCATGTACTCGATTACCAGGTGATCCCCTGGAAAGATTCGGTGGGCGTGCCTGATTTCTCTGAGTTTTTGCACTACGTCGCTCCATTTCGTCACAATTTGTACTGCTGCGTGCTTGATGCGACGGACGGCGTAACCCGGCCTGACATCGAGGATTTTTGCATGGCTCAAGGCCATCCGTTTTACACCGTGATCGATCGTGGTTTTTCGCCGGTCACGAAGGCGCAGTGGAAACAACACGACGCCTGGAAAACCAGGTCGAAGCGTAGCAATCTTGGGCAAAAATATTTGATTATCAACAGCTCGCATATCAAAAACGACATAGTCGCAGCGATGGACCGCGAGGTCGGCGCAGTGGACGCCTGGTCGTTCCCGGCCGACACCGAAAACGTCGTCTTTCAGCACTACTCGAACGAGAAACGGACGATTGCCAAGGACAACAGGGGCAAGCCAGCCTACAAGTGGGTTCCACGCTATGCTAACGCCCAGCAGCACTTTTGGTCGTGCTTTGTTTATGGGGTCGCGGCAGCGGAGGATCAACGGCAAATGTTGAGCAAAACGAACGCACAAACCGTACACCGGCCACGCCGGGTACGCAGCGAGGGAGTTTCAATATGGCGGTAAAAACTTACGCCGAACAACTCGAAGAGGTACAAACCGCAATCGCGACAATCGAAAGCGGAGCGCAGAGCTATAGTGTTTCCGGGCGTGCGCTCAGTCGCGCTGATCTGGGGACGCTATACGCACGCGAGAAATATCTGCGCAAAATGGCGCAGCGTGAGGAAAACGGCGGCATCACGGTGAGATACGGAGTACACCTATGACAACGCAGGCAGAATATAGCGCCCAAATTTACGATACGGCTTACCGTGCCGCATCGTTGATTTCTGAGCAACTGAAGACCTGGCAACCTTTTGCCGGTTCAGCCATGTCCGACTACGACAGCGGTGAGCAGTCAACGCTCGTTTCGCGCAGCCGTTATGCCTACCGCAACCACCCGTTGGCGCGAGCTGCAATCGAGCGGCTTGAGCAGACTGTGGTTGGTCGTGGCATTGGTCTCCAGAGCAAAATCGATTACGAGTACCTGGGGCTGGCCAAAAGCGACGCCCAGCAGTACGAAAAACAAATCGAGCGTATTTTCGAGCACTGGTCGAAACATTGCGATTACGAGCGCCAGCTCAATTTGTCGCAGATTCAGCAGCTCGCAATGGCCAATTGGCTCCAGTCCGGCGATGTTTTTGTCAACACTCCCTATGATCCGGACGACCATTGCCTGCTGGGCTTGCGCCTGCAGGTCATCGAGGCGGATCGGGTCTCAAACCCAAACTTATCGTTCGACACCGATTGCATGCGTCGCGGCGTCGAATTCGATGAAAACGGACGAGTGCTCGCGTATCAAGTGATGCGCCGGCATCCGTATGATGATATTGTGTCCGCGCTGCAGTGGCAGTGGGAACGTGTACCAGCATTCGGTCAGTGGTCTCGGCGATTTATGCACGTGTGGAAAAAAGAGCGCCCGGGTCAGGCCCGCGGCATCCCTTTCCTGGCGCCGGTACTTGAGCCGTTAAACCAGCTCGACCGTTACACCGAGGCCGAATTGCAGGCGTCCGTTATTTCCGCGCTCCTGACTGTATTCGTCAAGAGCGAGGGCAGTAGCGGTAGCTTGTCACCTGGATACACAACCACGGAGGAGTCCCAGCTGGCGGATAACCAGATTGGGCTCAAACCTGGCGCGGTCATTGACCTGATGCCGGGCGAAGATATATCTACAGTCAATCCATCGCGTCCGAACCGAGCATTTCAAGCGTTCGTGGAGGCAGCCTACAAACAAGTTGGCGCTGCGCTCGGCATCCCGATGGAAAGTTTACTTTTGCGTTACGATTCAAGCTATAGCGCTGCACGTGCTGCGATCAGCGCCGGGTGGAAGAAAATCATCCAGCTACGCGACGTGTTTGTCAGCAACTTTTGCCAGCCGGTTTATTCGAATTTCTTCGATGAGCTGGTGGCCAGGAAGCTGATCGTACACCCAACGCTGGAAGAATATTTTACTGACCCGATGGTGCGCGAGAGCTGGCAGCGTTCGACGTGGAACGGTCCGGCAAAAGGCGCAATTGATGAAGAAAAAGAAATCCGGGCGGCGAAAGACCGCGTAGACCTGGGCGTTTCGACGCTCCAGATCGAATGTGAAGAAATGGGCACTGGCGATTGGATCGACATTCTTGAACAGCGTGGCAATGAGCATCAGATGCGCACTGCACTTGGGCTGGAGCCTTCGACATTGGGCACGGCGCCGGTGGCTGAAAAGCCCGAGGAAGAAGTCAAGCCTGAAGAAATGCAACGGAAGCCTGAAGGAAACGACGATGAATCCGAATAATTTTTACGCAATCATCCCGGAGAGCCTGGCTTGTAAGGCCGAAAGCGACACGGATCAACTTTACTCCAACATTGCGCAGCGCCTGGGAATCATTAACATTACTGGCGTCCTGGGCCCATGCGACTACAACGAAATACATTCACTCTGCCAAAAATTGTTCGCGGATCCAAGCATTGACCAGGTGGTGCTCAATATCAATTCGCCTGGTGGTTCTGTACTCGGGATTTCGCCGCTCATCGACTGTCTACGCAACAAAGGCAGCAAGCAATTGGTCGCGATTGCAAACCATGTGTGCGCGAGCGCTGCCTATTGGATTGCGTCCGCATGCGATAAGGTTTTTCTAGCGAGTCAAACGGCGGTGGTCGGGTCGATAGGGGTGATTGCCACCCACATGGACCTGCAAGAAGAAATGAAAAAGTGGGGCGTAAAAGTAACGGAAATTGTGGCCGGCACGCAAAAAAATCTGGCGTCACCGTACCGCAAAATTGACGAAGCGGCCCAGAAATATTACCAGAACCGGGTTGAGGAAATATATGCGATTTTCGTGGCGGACGTGTCAGCTGGCAGAAATCTGTCTGAAGATACGATCCGGAAAATGGAAGGGACGGATTTGTTAGGCAAATCAGCGATTGAGGCCGGGTTGGCCGATGGATTCGTAAATTTTTTGGAGTATATAACGATGGGCAAAATAAGTTCACTGATCGCCGCGAAGGCCGAAACGCCGGAAACGCCTGAAAAGGAAAAGGAAGCGGCTGAAGAAGAAATGGAAGAAAAGGACGAAAAGGACGAAGAAGAAAAAGAACCGGAAGAAGATGAGGAAGCCGAGGACGAGGATCCGAAAGAAGGCGAGAAAGAAGAAGACAAGCCAGCTCAGGGCAAAGCTCTGCAGTCGGAACGGTCACGTATTCTCGCGATTCTGGACCTGGCTGGGGTTAAGCTTTCTGCCGGTACGGTGAAAGCAATTTCTGTGGGACAGAGCGCGGAGAGGTTCGCAATGACCGCGATGACTGAATTTCGCAAGTCCGGGAACATGTCGGCGCTAGGCATGTTGGCCGGTGAAGCTCCCAGAGCGCAACAAACTATGCGTGATTTCACGAAAGACGAAGAACAGGCGATATTGAAAGATGCCGCCGTCGAAGTCAATAAACGTAGATAGGAGATAATCATGAGTTTAGGATATTCGAAGACCGATTTTACGCCTGACAGCCTGATTGCCGGGAGTTTCCCGGTGCAGAGCAAGTCGGCGACAATCGTAAGCGGGGCCGGAGTACTGACCGCGGGGTCACTCCTGGGCAAAATCACGGCTAGCGGCAAATACAAAAAATCCCTGGCTGCAGCCGTAGACGGATCTGAGGTCCCGGTTGCAATTCTCTCTGAGGACGTGGACGCTTCGTCCGCGGACGTCGTAACCATCATTTACGAAACCGGCGAGTTCAACGTTAACGACATCACGTTCGGGACC